ATTTGTCAAGCATGAAGTAAAGACGGCTAAGTTTCCGATGTACGATGCAGCAGAAGCTCGTCGAGGCGTTGGCTATAAACTGACACCGACTAAGCCTAATCGTCAAGGTTGGGTGCAGACAGTATCGATCCACAATAAGACAGCAGCAGGCGCAATCGTTGAGACCGCCGGACGTAAGTCTGGAATGTCTGGCAACTTTAGCCCGCGCTTTTCTGGCTCACTTTCAGGCCGTGGCAAGATGGCAGGCCGTGCGATGTTTAAGGCTTATGAGCAGGATGAAGGCAAGGCCAAGGCTGGAGTAATCAAGGCACTCGAAAAGGCTGCCGCTAAGTTTAACGCGAGAGGCAACAATGGCTGAGCTACGCATTCCGATTATCGGTGAGTTCAAGGGTAAGAAGGCTTTCAAAGATGCTGACAACAGCGTTAAGAATCTTAACAAATCTTTTAAAAGATTAGCAGGCGCAGCAGGTATCGGTCTCACCGCCGCCGCTTTAGTTAAGTTTGGCAAGCAAGCCGCCAAGGCATTTATAGAAGATGAGAAATCAGCTTCACAGCTTGCAGTCTCAGTCAAGAACCTTGGTTTAGCGTTTGAGACTCCACGCATCGAGGAGTTCATCTCTAATCTATCCAAATTTGCAGGGGTTGCCGATGATGTGCTTCGACCTGCAATGCAGAAACTATTGCAGACTACTGGATCAGTTGCCAAGTCTCAAGAACTACTTACCCAAGCCTTAGACATATCACGAGGCTCTGGCGTGGACTACGAAACTGTTGTTTCAGATTTAACAGCGGCCTATGTAGGACAGACTAAAGGATTAAACAAATATAAGCTTGGTCTGACTAAAGCTGAACTAGCCGCCATGAGTTTTACTGATATTCAAAAAGAACTTAATAATCAGTTCAAGGGAGCTAATGCAGCCTATCTAGACACTTTCGCTGGCAAGATGGGAGTCCTAAGTACGGCGGCAGGTGAAGCTAAAGAGATCATAGGTAAAGGTCTAATAGATGCCTTAATGATTCTTTCAGGTGATACCACAGTAGATGAATTAGCAATTAGCATGCAGACATTTGCAACAAATACTGCAAACGTAATTGTAGAAATAGGAAAACTTGCGAGTAAGTTAAAGAATTTTGCAACCGCGACCTCGGGTCCTGAGGCTGGTTTCGCTGGTCAGATTACTGACTTCTTAGATCGTCTTACTGGAAATGAAGAGCGAATTGCAGAACGTGCCCGCATTGCAGCAATTGTGAGAATGGGCGGATATCCTAGCTCAGCCCTTGGTCCCATGCCCGAAGATCCCAATGCAGCAGCTCGCAGAAAAGCAGAAGAAGAAGCAGCTAAGCGCAATAAAGAATTAGCAGCAATGCAGGCAAAATCATTAGCTTTGCAGAAGAAGTCCCTCGCCTTACAGAAGGCTTCAAAGACTCTTAACTTAGATGCCATCGGTATCGAGGCAGCACTTAAAGGCAAGATCAGCGAGACCGATCGCATTTCTTTACAATTGCAGAAAGCCATCCTTGACGGCAATGCCACAATGGCAGAAAAATTAGCAAAAGATTTAGAAGAAGCAACCAAGCGCAATAACGATCTTCGCTTGCTTCTACTCAGTACCCCTAAAGCTCCGAACCCTTATTCTGAATGGAAAGTCCCTGCGTTAGATTTTGGCGGTAATAAACTAGGCACAGTAGTTCCGGGCTTTACTCCACCAAGTTTTGTAACTGCCGGAATGTCGCCTAGCGATTACGGAATGGGGCCGCAGGCTTACAATGCACCAAAGATTGAAGTAAAGGTCGAAGTTGGCGGCCAAGATGTAGCGGCAATTATTACTCAACAGCAAACCAATCAAAATCTATCGGGATCTTTCGTCAGTGTAAATCGCCAAGGCAGATTCGCAGCAAGGCCAGACGAAGGATGACGCTTCCAGCTACTATCTCGGTCTCCTTTGACTTTAGCCAAGGTGCGACCTTTTCATTTCCTTTTACTATTGGCGATGCCAAGTACGGCGTCATCGGAGTAAGCACATTCGCAGGTTCAGAAGTCCCAGAGCCCGTCATTGATCTTAGCGACGTCACTCGCCAGATTACAATTAGACGTGGCCGTAATATCATGCGCGATACCTATGAGGCTGGCAACTGTACAGTTCGAGTCTTAGATCCTGACTCTTACTTCAACCCTCAGAATGTATCTAGTCCCTACTTCGGCTACCTCACTCCACTTCGTAAAATCCGCGTAGCAGCTACTACGGCAACTACTCAGCACTTTCTATTCTCGGGTTATGTTCAAGATTACCGATACACCTATCCTCAAGGGCAGGAGATCGGTTATGTCGATCTAATCTGCTCGGATGCATTCCGTCTCTTTGCCATGGCTAACGTCACGACAATTACAGACGCCACGGCTGGCCAGACCACTGGCACTCGCATCGGTAAAATCCTTGACCAAGTGGACTTCCCTACGAACATGCGAATCATCGACACAGGCTCGACCACATGCCAAGTCGATCCAGCCACGACACGCTCAAGCCTTTCAGCCTTACAGGTTGCAGAGTTTACAGAACAGGGTGCGTTCTTTATTCGCACCGATGGAACGGCAGAGTTTAAGGATCGTAACGATGTCGTGGGGTCTCTAGGTGCTACACCGATCGAGTTCAATCAAACTACTGGCATTCCCTACTCAGACCTTAAATTCGCCTTTGATGACAAGCTCATCATCAACAATGCAACGATTACCAGAGTTGGCGGCACTACTGTCTCATCCAGCGACGCCGACTCAATCGCTAAGTATTTCCCTCACGGCATGAACGTCGAGAATCTCATCGCGCAGACCGACGCGCAAGTGCAGGACATCGCTGACATCTATGTAGCAACTCGCAAAGAGACAACGATCCGCATCGATGCCATGACTGTTGATCTCCTTGATCCAGATGTGCCAACTGACACGATGATCGGTCTAGATTACTTTGATAATCTCAAGATCACTAACGTCCAGCCAGACGGCTCGACAATCGTGAAAGTTCTGCAGGCACAGGGCTTGGCGTGGGATATCACCCCAAACTCTATGCGCTGCACGGTCACGACACTTGAGCCGATTGTGGAAGGCCTAATTGTTGGGAGTTCAACTTACGGTATAATCGGACAATCCATTATGGGTTATTAGGAGATAAATCATGGCAGAAGGCTTTCCAGCGTCAACAGGCGATATCTTTACGGCGGCAGACTATAACGGCCTAGTAGCCTTTACTATCGGCGCAGCCAATACTAATGACTATACGGCGACCATCTCTGACGCCTATCAGGTCTTAGAGCTCATGAATAAGGCCACAGCCATCGCCTTTAAGATCCCTACTAACGCCTCAGTAGCATTCCCTATTGGAACAGTCCTTACAGTCCTAAACATCGGCGCAGGCACTTGCACAATTTCTGCTGTAACCTCTGGCACGACTACAGTCCTTTCGGCTGGAGCAACAGCCGCAGCCCCTACTCTGGGACAATATAAGTCAGCAGCTTGCATCAAGACTGCTACAGACACTTGGTACGTCGTAGGTGCTATCGCCTAATGTTAAATAACATCGTAGGGGTGATTAATCAGGCTGCCGCCGCAGGACCTCAACCTGTATCGGGCATGTCCGTCTGGTATGACGCTAGTGACGCTTCTACATTTACCTATTCTTCATCGAATATCATAAGTCAATGGGCAGATAAATCAGGCAACAGCAGAAACGCTACCCAAGGAACTACTTCACAGCAACCGACCAGACAAACAAATGTCATCAATGGTCTGCCAGTGGTTCGATTCGATGGATCGAATGACTATCTTGAATTCACCAATATCTTTCAATCTGACACTAGTTTTACAGTCTTCTGGGTTTTAAGACCTGTTGCAGTTTCAACTGGCTATAAGCCTTCATTCGGATTTTTATCTAATGCACCCGATTCAGATTATGGTGCATTACATTACATAAATGCGTCAGCTCAGGGAGCTTCTTATCCTTTTGCTGGAGGTTTAGGATGGTCTTTCTACGACAATTCCAACACATATACAGCCAATACAGCTTATTCAATGCAATTCATAGCCGATGGTTCAACGTGGAAAGTATTTAGAAATGGAACTCAAGAAGGCGGCACTAACGTCGGTTCTAATCCAAACTACGCTAAAACTTGGATTGCTGCACAAAATAACCCGATTCGATTTTCGCAGTTCGATTTTGGTGAAATTCTTATTTATAACACGGCGTTAAATTCAACCGATGTTGCAGCCAACAGAAGTTATCTCAGCACAAAGTGGGGCGTTTAATGGATAAGTGGTACACGTTCGACTCTATTGAGTCTTTTAATACTTGGCATGAGGCACTTAAAATCGCTTTAGATTATCCATTGCCTTCACTCGATAGCGAAGGAAACGTGATAGGCGAGCCTTTTAGCGTTGATTACACATCGGTCATCAAGGTTGCCGATAATGACTTTCGGGCTGTAGTCGAGGATGAATACGCGAAAGGTCTAACGCTAAGCGAACAGCCTATTTTTGCCGATAAGCCGATGGGTGGATCAAATGAAGCCGCGCCTAAGTAAATCAGCCATCCAACTACGCGAGCAGATAGACGATGCATTCCCCGATAGAGATAGAACTTCGGACGGCTGGATCGGCGACACTCGACACGCTGCACGCAAGTCTGATCATAATCCAGATGGCGAAGGTTGGGTACGTGCCGTCGATATTGACCGCGACCTTAACGGCAAAGGCCGGAAGCCCGATCTCATGCCTGACTTGGTCGATCAGATTCGACTCGCTGCAAAGTCTGGCGATAAAAGAATTAGTTACATCATCTTTGACGGAAAGATCGCATCATCTAAAAAGGCTTGGGCTTGGCGTCCTTATGATGGGATCAATAAGCATAATCATCACGCACATATCAGCTTTACTGTCAGGGGCGATTACGACAATACGTTCTTCAATATCCCGATGATAGGT